TTTAATACTAGGCGGCTCCAGGAGAACCAAATACACACCTTGGGTCAGAAACACCAAAGCTGTATCTTTCACGGGCTTTATACCGAGCATTGCCAGTATCAAAATCACCTTCCATAGATGTTCTGATTGCGCTACGCTCAAAATGTTTAAAACCGTTAGGAGCATCTGTTTTAATAAAAAACGCATCCGTATCGGTTAGGAAGTGATTCACCACATAACCTTCTGGGAGCATACCCATATTACGGACAGCGTTAATATCATTGTCTGACGTGGCAGGGCGAAGATTAGAAGCCATCAACCTTTCAGCAACAAACTGAAGTGCTGGTGGAATAATCATCTTACGGCCTTGCAGAGCAATTTTTAACCCACGCTCATCAATAAAAGCAGAAATATCAATTAATGACTGCTCTAATGATGTTTCGTTTAGGTCAGCTGCTGTTGCTAACTCATTACGGAAATTTCCTCCGCCCACAGTTGGGTGGTCGGTAGCACAAAGCTCTTTACCATCTCCGTAAGTAACCGTGCTATCAAAAGCATTGTTTAGCACGGCTGCGGCTTTGACCTGCTTTGTATTTGCCATGGAACGAGCTAATGCTCTTGTGTAACGAGAGCTGAGTCTGTCATAGAGGTTATCCTCTACTGCTTCTTCAGTTATCGCAAACGCAAGAGCGATTGTTTCATGGGTGTAACGAGCAGTATAAGCTTCGTTAGCAGTATCAAATGAAACTGCTTGTCCTTCACCTTTTACTGGTGCGCTACCAAACCCTGATAACATTACCTCTTCTTCAAACGCTCTGTCTGAAGATTCCGTTTCGTAAATTTCGGCATGTTCATTATCATACCGATCGTATTCCAATCCAAAAAGCGCATTGAGTCCTGGCTCAAGTTCTTTAAGGAGTTGCGACCTTGCTATAGCCATATCATATCCTCCTTATATGCCAGATGTAGAAGTATGGAATGGGAGATTTAATTTGACTAGGGCGATAACACCTGCTGCGGTGTAATCAATCCCTTCGACATCTTTAAACCCGACAATCCTGAAATTATCAGTTGCAGTAGTCGCACCTGCTGTTGCGACTGAAAGCTCACCGATAGATATACCTGCACTTCCTGTAGTAGAACCGAAGTTGACACCTTCTGCATTTGAATGAATTAGTGCGGTAGCTGTTGCTAAATTAGTTAGCGAAGCATCACACTGAACTTCATACACTTGCATCGGATCGTCATAAACAAAAACTGTTGCTTCTGTTCCAGACTTCAGAGAGGCCGTTCCAGGATAGTTATTATCAAAAGTAGGCGTTCCGTCTAAGGCTGTATATTGACAACCGCCCATAACACCAAGAATCGCTACCGAACCACCGTCTGCCGCGCTCACATCTACAAGACCGTTTGTAAGAGGAATCACCATATCGCCTTGGTATATTGCGCTTGATGAACCTGCTACTCCAGGAATTTGTACTTTATAAGGCGTCAATCCATTGCCGTTCGGTGTAGACCCTATCTTGTTATGTGGACGAAGCCCAAATGGTGAATCTGTATTCGCCATGTGTTTTTCTCCTATAAAAGATTAAGAATCGGATCCTTTTTCGGATCCACCAAAGGTTACACGAGACTGCCTATCAGGTTTACTAATAGGCATCGATGGATGTTGCTCCCTTAACAAATCGTTATCCACAGCTTTCATTTGATCGTCAGTTTTTTCTTTGAAATATGCGTTTCTTTCGCGATTTGTTTCAATAGGGAACCTTGCAAGTATCAGACCGCCTACCCCAATTACTCCGGCATGTTTGCCATCTTGGACTGTAGGGGCTTCAAAATCTGGATACTCATCAGCGCGAACAAGTTCAAAGCCTTCGCGGAGGCGAGCAGAAAGGTTTTTATTATCGTCGTATCCCATAACCGAAGCTCGGATCCAACGATGATGATAGCCTTCTGGGGCTGGTGGTGCGTCTAATTGAGACGGAGGTCGCCAAGGTTTAGCTCGGCTCTGTTTTTCCCTTGTTTGGGAAGTGCGTGGGTTTCTTTCAGACATTAGAGTTCCTCACGAAGTTTGGAGGCGTTGTTTCTGCCTCGCATATTGTTCATAACTTACACCGAGTTTATCTGCAATAGCAACCTCAGATTTTGTAAGTTTGATTTTTTGTTGTTTTGATTTACCAGAATTACGGTTTGCACTAGCAACCGCAGGGCCAGAAGTACGAGTTTGTGGGGTCGCATCTGCAAATTTATGCGGAAACTCAACTCGCATTCTTCTATCAACTTCATTGTAGTACTCATCACTTTGTGGGTCGTAACCCTCATTATCTACAAGTTTTTTATGAATACTAAATGCTGTTAATGTCATAGGCTCATCTGTGCCAAACCAATCATTCCTTGATGCCCATGCGTTTGCTTTAGGGTCGGGGGGTGGAGGCGTACTTGCTGCCTGCTGTTGTTGGTATGGAGTTGGTTGTTGTGGCTGTTGTGGTTGTTGAGTTTGTTGCTCTCTTTGCGTTTTAACTTGAGCTAATCGCTCTGAATGTACACCCAACTCACCAAGTTTGCCTTGTGCCTCTACCTGTGCATCAATATCACCACGATCGATAGCTTCTTTTAATGTAGCTTTCCAAAGCTCTTTTTCAGCCGTAACTCTATTTTCAAACTCTGAAACATATGAGCTATCTAAAGTATTTGCATTTTGCCGGAGATCATCTAGCTCTTTTTTAGTTGCTTGGGCAAATTCAAGTGCTGCTTTTTCACGTCGTTCTGACTCACGCATCTTAGCTGTAAGTTTATTTATACGTTTTTGAACACCCTCACTATATTGCTCTAATTCGTCAGTGCTTTTTTGTTCTGGTTGCTCATTAACAACCTCAGCATCATCTTGTTGCTCCGAAAGGTCTACTTCTACATTTTCCTCTTCCGTGTCCTCTTCGAACTCGATTTCTTGTTGTGCTTCAGCTTCTGCCATTTTTCACTCCGTACTAATAATGTAAAATATCGTCAGGGTCAGTTATACGAGCTAAGATTTCATCATCATTTAAAAGACGAACCTCACCCCCTTCTATTTTAAACCGACTACCTGCATACCGTCCAAAAATAACCCAATCACCTTTTTTGCACCAAGGCTCTGAGTTTTCACCAAACTTATCTGCATCTAGATAAGCAAGAGGCCCTACTTTTAGCACGTAACCACAAACAGTTCCTAATGCTTCTTTTTCTCTAACCTCTGTTGGTAGTAGAATACCGCCATCTGTTTGCTTTTTACCTTGATATGGTAGCAATAAAACTCGCCACCCTGTAGGCTCTGGTAATCTGCTCATAGCAGTATCTGTGATTTTGGAAGGGTCTAAAAAACGATCTTCAGCACGAACGTATGCTTCTTCTAGTACACCTATTTTTTGTTTTGTTTTTGGAGGCTCTTTAGGTTTTTTATCCACATAATGATCGGGGACCAATAGTGTTTTACTCATCATCTTCCACCTTTTCTAGCAGGTCTTTAAGATCCTGTTCTGTTATTGCAAGTTCCGCGAGTTTTGCGCGGAGTTCCTTGAATGCGGTAAAATCTGGTACAGGGCCATGACATATAGCATCTACAACCACATCTTGCCGTTCGCGGATATTCTTCAACATTTTTTCGTATATGTAAAGCTCTGACATTACATTAACTCAAAATGTGGGCCATCTATAAATGGTCGTTTCCCCTCCCCCCTACGAATATCAATATAATTCATCATTGCTTCTTCCATTGTACCTTCCCATGCAGCTATGTTGGCTGTAGTCCAAGCACCGCCCCAACGGACGACGACATTAAGTTCACGAGAAGCCTCGGCCATAGCATCGGCCACTTCGTCGTAAACATTCAATTCCCAAGAAGCACGTCCATCTATATAAGCCATGAGATCTACTGCTCTGCCGTCTAAATGTTTTGATTTCATAGTTTTACTTGCGCCTTTAGCAACTAAAGATTGTTGCTCTTCTATTGTTCTTCTTCCACAAATAACTCCAAAATCAACTGTAGTCACAGTAATTGCTTTTTTTACAACTTTGACTAAAAGGCTGTTTACACCCTCTAATCGTTCATTGCTTCTTGTTGATAACATAAACATTATTTAGAAATCCCCTTGTATTTCTCAAAACTTCTGAGGCCACCCAAACCTAACATCCCCATCAGTACAGGCATCATTTCACCTAGATCAAGTGCAGGTAGCGCGACAAGATAATCTAATTGTGCTAATGTAAAAATCATTATTGGATGCACAACATAATTATATGCCATTGCGACGCCACACGTCCAGCCGATAAACGGTCGCCATCCTGCTACAAAAATATTACGACTTTGTGCCTCGGCTTTGTTAATCTCAAGCTGGCCTTTTGCAAGCTCTTGGGCATGGCGTTCTGCCATCGTAGATATTTCATGAGCAAGTTTATTTTTTTGGTCTTTGTCTTCTATAAATTTATCAAGCAGTCCTGTAACAGGTTGGACTAACGAGCCTAATAAATTTATCATTTTTTATTTGCCCATGTGGTAAATCCCATATATGCACCGCACAAACTAGCAAGAGCAAAATACATAGAACTAATTAAACCACTTAATGCTGTAACCCGAGCCTCTGGTATTACAGGGGTACACATAACGATTGTAATACAAACCATTAAAGCAAATGCACAAATAGCCATGTACCTCTGCGTTTCTTGTTTATCATGGGCATCACTGGCTTGTTCTTCTTCAATAGAAATTTTGCCATCGCCATCATAATCTTTTGCTGGATTCATCATGCTCTTCTCTTCCCATTTTTACGTTTTCTGCTCCCTAATCCTTTAAAATCTGCACCCGTTATTTTGTTTCTCGGTGGGCGAACTGCTGCTATTTTCTTTTGTTTAGGGGATAATTTTTTTACAGCCATTACACACTCCTCTTTTTAGGTCTTGCTTTTCTTATTTGGTTTTTTCCTGCTTTTGCTATAGCTGCTTGTTTTGGTTTACCTCCGTATTTACTGCGTTGTTCTAATACAGTTAATATCTGTATTTTCCTAGCAAAAGGTTTTTTTATCTTTTTTACTTTTGCAACTGTTGCTCTAGCATCGGCAGGAGTAGCATACTTTATCCTGACAGTATCTCTTGGGTTTTCATCAGTGTAAAGCCTTCTGCCACTTTTAGGAGGTTTTTTCCCTGTTCCTACCCTTGGGTCTCGTTTTGGTCTGGACAACTTTATGCTTCCTCAAGTTGTTTTCTTTTTACTTTTGCCTTTACCTAACAAATCAGAATCTGCTTTACGAGCGCCACCTTTACCCGAAACAAAACTTTTTACTCTGCCCATAGCCCACGCATGTTGCGAGGTTTTAGGTCTACTGCCAGAAGAAAAGTATGCACCTAATCCTCTTTTATAAACTTTATCTAATGTGCTTTTAGAAAACCTTCCAGCTCCTGGAATAGAACTATACTTACCAGAGCTTTTTTTAGCAGTGGGTTTTTTTGCAATAGCCATTATGATTTACTCCTTTGTTTATCAATTCGTTCCATCATAGCAGGTGTCAGTTTACCTTGCCTATACAGCTTCGCAGTTCTTTTAATTTCAGCTTCCCTTGCTTTAGGGTTTTTCGCACCTCGCACATATACTTTTGGCACACCCTTTTTAGTCTTAGGTACTTTTTTAAATTTTCTTTTTGCGGGAGCTTTTGCCATTCTTTTTCTTCCTATTATCAGAATACAAATTATCAAATGTAGTAACAGGGTCTAAGTAAGATTCATGGCCCTCTGCAGAATGTACCCATTGCGATGGTGCAAAATTAGGAGCGCCCTCGCCTGTACGCCAAAGAGCCGGACTAGTAGCTCGCACTCTATTATTAGGCAATGCTACAAAATTACCAGTCCACTCACCTGCATCAGTAAGGTAAATTACATGGGATTGTTTATGTTGAGCAGGATCATCTGCTATATCATTACCTGTGTAATCTACAGTAAACATATATTTGCCAGTGTAAAACTCGCCATCTATTTTACATATCCACGGTGATGAACTAACACGATCCATAATAACAACACTATGGTCT